ATTTATTACCTTTGACAAGCATATATCCACCAGTCATAAACCAACCTGCATCACTGGCAAGCATGGCAAAGCGTGGTTTTATTTTACCGTCTCTGAGCGGTACAAATGTAACTTTAAACATCTGGATATCTGTAGTGACATTTTCAATTATCGTCTCACGAGGTGTGTTACTTGTGATATGGTTTGCAAACAAGTCATACAAATAGAAGTACAATCTTCCAGCATTTTCTCTTGCTATAGCAGCTGTAAAAGTGTATGTTACACCAGCTTTAACATCAAACTCGATAGTGTGACTAACCTTATTTCCAGACTTCCATTTCTTAAATTCAAATGGATATTCGCTGATTTTTGTAGTCTCAAATATTGTACCTTCGGTAAACCAACTTCCAGAAAATGATTTTGTACCATCAAGTAAATTTTGAGTACCAATGACAACATTAGCAGACATATCAATCCACTTGTAGTCAAGATAATTTGTTGATTGCGTTAATCCAGTATAAGTACCGATAAATCTTCTATTTTTAGCTTCAGTAATACTAAAGTCAACTTTTCCATCTTTCGAATTGGCCCACGCTGTCCATGATGTAGCACCATCATCGCCTTTTTCTCCATCCTCAGTATCTGTAAAGGATATTTGCGTACTTGCTACAAGTTCCTCGTTAACATAAGCTTCGACTGTTATGTTTAAAACATGGTTAAAGTCACTTGCTTTAACTGTTAGCGAAGGACCTATCTCAATCAGTGAGTCGCCATTTTTATAAAAATAAATAGCATCGTAATCTTTCCCATTTTTTTGCAGGTTAGGCGTTAATACAGACTCACCAACCCCATTTTTAAAAGCAACTCCGTTTGAAGTCGCTAGTTGTATATCGTATGGAATTGACTCATCGTATAGACGCAACATATCACTAATTAAGTCGGAAGCTAACTGACTTTCTTTTTCGACAAAATTGCTGAATTTAGTTTTGTTAGAGCTGGGATTTGTTATTGATATTTCTTGCTCAATAACCCTCGCTGTGAGAATTAGCGGTGGCTCGTATCCGTCGTCCTGTATCCGCACAACATCACCAAGTTCTAAGTCAACATAGCCATCAACTTCGTATGTAATTGCTGGATATGCGTGTGCTTTTAAGTCTTTTAGACCTGTTGACATCAAGACTTCTTGACTATCAGTCTCGACTTCCATGTCTTTTCGTATCCAGTTGTCTCGTGTCTCATTACCGGTTAAAACAGATGGATAGCGGTCTCTTGAAAGTGGTGCGTACAAAAATCCATTTTTGAGATAGTACTCTACTTTACCGTTTTCATCTTTCCACTCTTTGTAGATAGAGTTGTCAATATAGATGATTTGTTCTTCTTCATATGTTTCTGTTTGCGCCTCTTGTACAACTTCTTCGTACGATATCTGTGTTCCACCAGTAACTTGCTGAGTAGTTGCACCATTGACAGACATACCTTGCGCTATTTCACGAGGGTAACATACTGTCTGCAATCCTCTAGCAAAAGCGTTAATCTCATACGAGTTTTCCATGACATACATGCGTCCAGCGTAATTCTGCTCTAAGACAGTGACTCTTGTTTTAGACACACTCTTGATAATCCCTGTGTGCCCCCATTGTGTTGTATAAAATGGAGCACCAAAATTTGCTTTAACATTATAGATACCGCCAGCTTGCAAGTTGCCAGCATTAGGCGACCTGTCTAGCTTCCAACCATAAGCACCCCAGTTATAATCAGTGCCGATTAAGGCAGCAGCCATACCGCCTCCGATACGACCTCTAATACCACCAACCGAGCTGTCAATCCAAGCGCCGTCTAACTTCTTAGCGTACCAACCAGACAAAGCATAACACTGTCCTGAGCCGATTCTGCGACCTTTAAGTCTAGTAGCTTCATTTAGTGCTTGCATTGTCTTAGTAGCTCTTCTAGCTACGTTTACGGCTGTTATAGGCTGTACTGGTGTTTGCCACAGCTTATCAATCGTATTGAGGATATTTCCAGTTACTTTATTGATACCATTTCGGATATTAGTCATCAAATTTGTGTAGCTTTGATATCCTGCTGCTGCATAGTCATATTTAGCTCCACCAGCTCTAAAAAGCCCTTTTGTATAGTCTGCTATATTCTTTTTGCCGACGACATTATAAATCCCTTGTTTTGCTAAAAGATAAGTGTAATCTTTTAAAAAGTCATCTACACTTGCATAGTGCATGTATGTTCCACCCTCGTTTGCAGGACGAGCCATCCCAGTAGTGACTTTTACTCCACTTGGACGCGTCTGTGCTCCACCGCTCATACCTGCCCAGTTGTTGTCACGTTTACCAACTGTCGAATCACCCCAAAAACTCTCTAAATAAAGTTGCGTGATGATTCCACTTGGCAAAATATTATATTGCACTGCGTAGTTAATAATAGCTTGTACGTTAGCTTTTTTGATTGTATGACCATAATATTTAAGGTCTCCGCCTAAATATGTACGATTTGACCCAACTGTTTTAGTGACTTTGCGAGTTACAGGATTAGAAATAACGCGCTCGCCTTTGACTGTCTTTTTGCCATACGGGCGTATGGCGTTGTAAATCTGGCGCTTGTCTAATTTTTTAGTGATACCAGTTACATTTTTTTGATATCTCAACACTATGTCGCTGCGGTCACGACCTACGCCATAGGACACGCCCTCTTCGTATTCCTTGTACACATTTACAATAAACGCTTTAAACGTGTGATTGTTGTGTAATTGAGTTTCAAATTCGATTTCTGCATCAAAATTATTAGCAATTGACAAAAGACGAGCTAACTTAGTATCTTGACCAGTCCATTCTAAGGTAAGTTTTTTGTCCTTGACTTCGTTTGTGCCAATTGTCAAAGCACCAAAATTTAAAATATCAAACTGCACAAGATACTCTTCAAATGACATTGCTTTAGTTGCTTTATATGCGTTGCAATACTCGTTGAGTAACTCTAAATTAAGATTTTCGCAATAGCAATGTATTGTTGTCTCTGTTTCCTCGACTTGCATGATATTAAACAATTGTACTTTACCTTTGTGTACAAAAGAAACAAATGCTTGATCGTTTAGTGCGTGATATTTGTGATTAAGTGGATTGTCACCCAACAGCGATTTTTTATAAACAGAAAACTCAAAGACTGACGAACCAGTTGTGAGCTGTCTAGTCCACAAATCATCATAATAATTAAGTGCTCCTTGTTTCTCATTGTCTAAAAGCAAAACTGGATGTAGCTTTGCGTCGTGTATTACTAGAGTTATTACAACCACCTCTCTTCCATAAGAATTTCAACATTTGGTGCAGACTGAGAAAATTTAGATAACTGCATAACCAACTCTGACTCACCCGGTGGTATAGATATTGGTTGAGAGCCTAATACCATGTCTTGCAGGGAGTCAATATCTTTAGTTTTGACTGTGTCATTTTCAAAATTAATAATAACTTCGTCACCTGGTTGATATTTATTGACGATATTGTTGTAATGAGAGACTCCCATTTTTTCAAAATTGACCTTTTCAAACAGATTGTAGTTGATATATTTAGAGCTATCACTACATGTCCCCATTGCAAGATGTATCTTGCGGGATTTTTTACCTTTAAGGGACGGAACAGTTACATGATGATGTGCCCCATTAAAATAAATACGAAACTTGTCTTCTTCTCTGAAAATCTCAACTGCTCTGCTTCTATTCATTGAAAAAGGATTGTGATAATTTCTATCTGCCTGAAATTTAAACTGCTTGTAAAATCTCCAACCAACACCGTCATCATCAAGAGCAAAGAAATTGTATTCTGTTTCAAAACCATTTTTTCGTTTGTAAGTTTCGATTCCATACAAAAATTCGTCATTTCCTTCATCGTCGATTCCCGTTACACAAAGCTTTAAAAAACCTTTTTGATCCTGCGCAGTAGCAATAAAAATCTGTTGCCACCACAGGTGCTCATTGAGAGTGTATTCTCCGTTTGAATCAGGATTGATAATAAACGTTCGAGTCCCAACATGTTCTGTGTAGCCCGGAGTAGTGCCTCTATTTCCAATAACAACATATTCACCACCTTTACCAGAGCCTAAGATATTATCAATGCGCATCCGTTTAAGTTCTGTGTCATATGTTGGTGGCATGTGATTAAGTTTTGCGACGTTTGGCGCACCATCCAAAGCTTTCGCTATCGCTTTTGAGTAATCAAAAAGGACTTCGTTACGATGTACGATAGTCCCGTCTTCTTCTTCAACTGAGCCAAGTGCAAAAGCACCTGTTTCGTTTGCGATACCGATGTAGCCATTTTCGGAGTTGTGTTTTATTTTGATAATTGGCAGCGCATTGGTGTTACCCTCGTTTTGTAATTTAAAGATTAGTTTATTTCCATCTTTCGTGTAATCTAAAAACTTTTTGTAAGTAGTCGAATGTGCGACGCCGTCTGGGATTAAAAAAGTGATAACAGCTCTTTGATACCACCTAGCAACTTTTTCTGTTGATATTTCACCTTGAGCTAGTCCTAGATAATATTTATCTGGTTCATCACTAAACACCATTTTTTTGGCTTCGTTAACGTTAAGCACTCCTGCAAGTTCATGCTTTAAACTTTCGGTTAAAATACCATTAATCTCTAAAGGCTCAATGTGTACTTTGATGATTTTCGAACTAGTTTTCACACCGCGGATAGACGCTCCGAGATTGAACGATTCGTTCAATGATATTGTTCGCTCATTGCCGATATAGCGTTCAACACGGGAGATCCTAAAAAATTTAGACATATCTACACCATTGTATGTAAATTTCAATTAAGCACTCCTTTCATTCTGTTGTTTGTGCTATTACGCTGTGTTTGATAGCTTGTAATTCTATCAGCAATTCTACCTACCCATTGCCCATCCTGCAAATAAAGCTCGACCGGTCTCTCTATCGCTTGCTCTGCAATATCTAAAGCTTTCTCAATAACACCGTTATTCTTAGTTGATTTTAAGACTGTCAATAATTCATCTAGCATTTTGTATATGCGCTCGCTGCTTTTTGGTGATGCAGTGTTATGTGGAATCTCTCGCATCCTTTGCGTTATATTAGCGACTTTTGTGTTTTCAAATCCGATTCCGTTTGCATATTTAGGAATACCTAAATCATACATATAGTCTCTTGTCATACTAGCTTTCATGACTTTAGAGCCTCGCGGTAAAGGTAATACTACATTACGACCTTCAGGGATAAATGATAGTCTATTTGGTAAAGTTACTAGTTCTTTGTATAAAGGTCCTTTTTGGTCATTGACCATTGCAAAACCACCTGGGTGGTAATCAGTACCATTGGCGAACTTAAAAGCATTAACTGCAGCGGCAGCTATCCCTATAGTAACCGTACTTGGTATGCTAGCTAACAGTTGATCTATGACTCCTCTTGCGTCGTTTCTAGCTCTAATTGAGATAGGTTGACGTTGTTTAGCGCTATCAATTGTTCGTTGCGCAGAATTGACATCGGGTCTTGTATCATTTTTAGCTTTAATGCTCGTTGGTTTGTTTTGAATAATGCTGTTGACTGCTTTTTTTGCTTTCTCAACATCAGGACTAGTCATATCTTTTGCTAGTAACTTTTGCTGTTTTGGAGACAACGAATTCCAATTTTCAAGAGCTGTGGTCGCGACTTCTTTTTTATCAAGAAAATCTTTATTGTCGCCTAAAATACGCTTAACGTCTTCTGGCAAACTATTCCATATTTTTAAATTTTCTTCACTTTCTACTATAGCTTGAACGCCTTCATGACCATCAACGATTAGTTTTTTGTCTTCTGGGTCGAGAGTATCCCACTTGCCAGTTTCGACTAAAACTTCTGCCATTGTTATCCGAGCGTTAGTCTTTAAGTTTGCATTCTTTGCAATAAACTTAAGTCTTTCCCAGCCATCTTCCGCTTCGAGAGCTTTAGCTACTTCCTCTTTAGCATTTGTTTTCAACTTACCTGTTTTAGGATTCCAAACAAGGCTATTCCATTGCGAATTAGCCAGCTTTTGGTCTTCTGTTGATTTTTTAGTGGTTCTAGCCCACATAGTATTAACTTCTTGAGCTTTAGATGCTGCTTTGGTTGTCTTCTTCATCAACTCTTCATAAGACAAACCAAGTTCCTTCATTTGTTTTTTGACATCGTTAACCATCGCTTGTTGCAACCGCGGGTCTAAAAATTTCGCAGCTCCTTTAAGCAATTTCTTTTGAATTGCTGCATAACGCTTACCGTAAGCTTCCATTTTCAAGTAATGGTCAGCTTCGAGTTGTTGCTGTTTCTTGTGGATTTCTTCCCTCGCTTTAACAGCAGCTTTATCCTCACCTTTTATAGAGTCGTAAGCTTTTTTAAGACCGCTTTTTAGCTTTTGATATGATTTATTTTCAGCTTTTATCCATTTTTCAGTAACTTCCAGAGCTTTAGTCAATTGCTGGCTATTTAACGATTCTAGCTCGCCATTCATCGCCTTGGTAATTGCCTTCTTCTCTTTAGCGGAGTAGTTTAATTTTGATAGCTGCACATTGATAAGCTCATTTTGATTTGCTAAAACAACAGCATTCTCTTCTTCAGTTAATCTTCTATGTTCGTTGCTAGCGTTTTGATAGATATTAATGACTTCATCAGACATCTGCTTGACATTATCAATTGTTTGCCTGCTTGATTTTTTCATCTGGTCTATCGTTTCTTGACTGAACCCAAGTTGCTCTGCAAGCTTGACATTCTTGCTTAAGTCTTTATTTTCTAGCTTTTCAATTTCGCTAACTAAACCTTGGAATGCTGTCTTTACAGCGTTAACTTGGTCAGCGCCACCTCTGAATCCTGCCATCGACTGATTCGTCTTATCAACTTTATCTTTAAAAGCTTGTAGTTCGTTGGCTTGGACTTGATTAACTTTAGTTCCCCACTCTTGTGTACGCTGGTGTGCTTCATAAGCTTTTTTAGCAAAGTATCCGACAGCCACTGCGGCTGCTGCACCTCCTAAAATAACACCCCATGTAAGCGGATTTCCCAACAGCGCAGCTGCTCCGCTCATGCCAGATATTGCGGTAGTTGCTTCTCCCGCGCTAGCACCTAGCGCAGCTGTTCCTGTCCTAGCAGCACTCATGCTGCCAGATAAATCGCCTAATGTTTTACTTAGTCGTCCTAGACCTTGTATTGTCCCACCGATGACACCGACGCCTTTACCAAAAATGGATAGAGCAGGCCCAGATGCAGCTGCAATGAGCCCCCATTTTATGATTTGGCGTTGTTGTTCTTTGTCGAGAGAACTAAAACTCTTTGCTAAGTCAGCTACTCCTTTGATAAAAGGTCTGCTCGCTTCTAAACCATCGCGTAGTGCGTCAATTAGAGGCCCTCCAAATTCAATAGCAACATCATTCACTTGGTTTTTTAACATCTGTAATTTAGATGCAGTTGTTTCATAGCGTTTGTTAGCTTCATTCATCAATGCTTTGTTTTCACTAAAACCTTTATTAGCCGATTTAAAAGCATCTCCTAACAAATCGCCTGCTCCTGCTAGACGTTGCAATGTGTCAATCTCTCGTACTGATTCAATACCAATATCTTGCAAGTGAGCAGTTACGTCTTTGCCCTCTTCTTTAAAGCGTTTTAACCCTTTAACAAAATCAATAATGGCTTCTTGTGGGTTTTTCTTCCAAGATGCAGCAAACTCATCAGCAGATTTACCAGCGATTTTTGCAAACTTCCACAAATCTTCGCCACCAGATAATACTTGCGTATTAATTTTTTGCATGACACGACTAAACGCTGAACCACCTGCTTCCGCTTCGATACCAACAGAACTCATAGCTGTTGCCAAGCCAAGAATTTGAGGGTCTGTCAACCCTACAACCTTACCTGTACCAGCTAAGCGCAGACCCATTTCAACGATTTCTTTTTCAGTTGTCGCAAAGTTGTTACCTAATTCAACAATTGAGCTACCTAGGTTGCTATACTTAGATGGATCTAGTTGTGTGATATTAGCAAACTTAGCTAATGCTGTTGCAGCTTCTTCTGATGACAAGTTAGTAGATTTTCCCATGTCAATCATGACACGAGTAAACCCTAAGATGTCTTTTGTTTTAATACCCAATTGGCCAGCTGCTTCTGCAACGTGAGATATTTCGGTTGTTGATGCTGGTATCTCTTTAGCCATTTGCCTAATCCCTTTAGACAACATATCATAAGAATAAATTACTTTCCCGTTCGAGTCTTTTACTTCATCAACAGTCTTTTTCACACCAGCAAACGCATCTTCATATTCAATTGCTGCTTTAATTGCATATCCTGCTCCTGCTGCAATAGGTGCTGTAACCCCTTTAGTAAAAGCAGCGCCAACCCCAGACACAGAATCTCCAAACGACCTCATCTTTTTTCCAGCTTGTTCTGCTGCATTGCCAAAACGAGTAAAAACACTTGTTTCTGTTGCAAGTGCTTTTAAGCGACTTTGCAATTCTGAAACTTTTGCCGCAGTCTCCATCATTGCCGACTTAGCGTTAATTAATGATTTTTTTTGTTTGGCAGTGGCTTTGTCAACATCCCCGATACTTTCTTTTAATTCACTGTATTTTTGTGATTGTCGCTTAAGTAACTCTTGATAACCTTTCAGAGCACTACCCGTTTCTGCATAAACAGCTTTAAGTCCTTTTACACGACTACCGTGACCTTTAAAGCTATTTTCAACAGCTTTAAGAGAGTTATCTAAAGTTTTCATGTAAGTTTTTAGGTTTCTTGTGTTAGCCATAAAAGGCGCTATGTCAAGAGTTGCAGTTGCTACTAAATCACCTATGTTTCCCATCTATTCTCCTTTCTAGCCGAAAAGGAATGGAAAAGCCTTGTCCAAGGTTGTTTCAACCACTTCTTCTTTTTCAGCAAAGTTTATCTCTAGTGCTTGCACCATCAATTCTATATCTGATAAGCGCATTTTTTTGATATCTAAAATGGTATAACCATTTTTTAGCAAACTCTGAATCCACAAGAGCAAGTTGTCTTTAGCTTCTTGAGGAGTTATCGTTCCTTTTTTTCGTCTTCCTCTTTTTCTCCGCCTAAAGCGTCAACAAAAAGATCATTCAATTTGTCCAAAACAGTCATGTCTGACTGTTTTAAGTCATCGATAGTAAATTGATTTCCGTACATTTCAACAAACATTTGTAAGTATGATTCGTTTAATTTGCGGTGCTCTTTTGCATCCAAGCGGTGTTCATCACTGCTAAATACAGCGCTTTGCCTAACTTGATGTTCAACTGCTAATAGATTATCTTCAACATTGATGAAATCCTTCGCAAAAGTCTTATCAACACCGCCTTTTTTTAGTGTAATTTCGTACATATCTACTCCTTATCAAAAATAAAAGGTTGGATTTAAAATCCAACCTTAAACAACTTCATCTCCGTGGCGACTATCAGGAAGACCATCAGAACTTCGATGGTCTTCCACTACGACTTTGGGAATACCATTCCTTTGAATGTTTCTAAATTAAAATCACTTGCAGCTTCGCGACCGATAACGATAACATCACCGTCTTCGCCGCGAGCCACAAAGTTACCCGTTACCTTGTCTGCCTCTGGGTTAGGTGCACCCTCTTTTGTTTTTGTATCCATGCCTGGAATGTTAAATTTACCTTTTAGCAAGCCAACCCAAATCGCTTTGCCATTTTCATCACTTGTTCTAAACATACAAGCAACATTGTTAGGCGTGAGCGATTTATTGTATTTTTCAATACCATTTTCTGCCTTTATACCAAAGAAAGCTTGCCGAGCTTCGGACGTCAAATCTAACACCTCAATTTCTAATTTAGTTTCCGTAATACCGCCAGATAAAACAACATACGGTCCATCATCTGCCATAACTGTCACTAACTCGTTAGTAATATCAAGTTTCGCTGCTTTCATCCCAGGCAATGGCTTGACGCCATCTTTTTTTTCTTTTACTTTGTCATCATCTCCAAGCACTGCATACTGGAAATCACGTAGTCCAAATTTTACTTTTCCCATTTAGTTCCTCTTTTCTTAATAAAAATCAAAATAGCGGTATTTCCTTACATTCATTAGTAAGTCAATATCGCTATCTTTGTATCTTGGCTTTTCATTTGCGGTATATCTTTCAAAACCGCCTTTTTTTAAAACATCGTCTATACACTTCGCAATCTGGTCAGACTGAGAAGCCGTTTTACACCAAAAATTGATTGTAATACGTTGTTCATTGCTAACCATATCATCATCCGCATATAGGGATGGTCCATCGTACGTCGTATTTATGCGCATAAATGGGGCTAGCTCTACTTTTCGTACATCAATTGGGTTGTCTGGTATATCGTAAGTAAAAATACCTTGTTCAAACCCATTTTTAAAAGGACCACCTCTGAGCTTATCCAACAACTCGTTCAATGTCCTATCGTTTTTTAATAATTTATAAGCTGTTGTCTCAGCAATCAAAGCCCAAGTCCCTCCTTAACTTTTTGAGCGTAAATTTCTCTTGCTCTCGGCGTCATCTCATTGATAGTCTTTTCCTCAAAGTCTTGTCCTTTTTGATAGATTGTCCCACTATTCGGGAAATGAGCGCGCCAACCAGTTTTTCGACCGTAACCGATATCTTTTGATATAATGCCGACGTTAGCTCCTTTGAAACCACTTGTCGTAGTATCATATTTCAATTTAGTAACATAAACTGAATAATCTATTGGTGTATTTCTAGACAAAGCCTTTTCGAACTCCTCAGCAACCTGCGTAACCGCTCCTTTCGCAGCGTTAGGCGCTTTAACCTCAAGTTTAGTAAGATTATCCAAAATACCATCAAGTCCTTTTGTCATGACATGCTAACCCCGCTAATCATAGTAATATCTTTACCAGACTCGTCCAATTCAATTTTGTCAATCTTATATATACGTTTGTTAAAATCGACAAACATAGTGTTATCGATGGACAATTTAGGATTGTATCTGATTAAAAACGTTTTTGTATCTTTGTTTGTAGGCAAATCACTTGCATTTTGAAATTTCGATTGATAATTAAAATCTCTCAGTTGCGTTTTTATAACTTCCGCCCAACAGGTATACAAATCTTCACGAATGTTGTCTACAACTTCACCATCTTCGTTTTGTCCGCCTGTTTGGTTAAAGATAGTAATTCTAACATTCATCTTCCGCGTTATCATGCGTCACCACCCCTCAGTCTGAGTTGGTGGATAATGTTCAGAACACCGTTAGCAAGCGGATAGCGATTACTATCCGCAGATAGACCACGGTGATCGTATTCCTCCTTAACCTGTTTTTTTACAGCTAACGCAAATTTAGCGCTATCTTTGAACGTGTCTGCGGTTGAGCCATCTTCTATCGCAAAACAGATTTGTTCCTGTGCCGATTTAATCATTTCTTCGATGATGTCATCTTCAAAATCAAAGTCAATTTTACAATAGAGCTTTACACTGTCTAATAACTCTTTCGATACAGCCATAGCTATACCTCTTCAACGCCTGCTAGTGCAAGTAAATCTGATTTCAATGTCTTACCACTAAAGTCAATTCCTTGACTTGTTAAATAGCGTTTGATTTCTTCTACAGTGCTCTTACTAGTTGGTTTCGCCTCTTTCTCAGAGGCTTTCGCTGGGTGTGAATGTCACATAGTATCCAGCTTTGTCATCAACTTTAGAAACGCCAAAGCGAAGCACAGCTTGCAAGTATTGACCGTAGATTTCATTATCTGCCCAACGAAGCCCTAAGTCTTTACGATCAGCAAATAATACACCACGTTTAAAATCTCCGACAAAAGCCGAGTCTTTACCAATTACGTCATCAGATAAGACAAAAACAGGTTTTCCAAGAAATACTTTCCCAGAAACAGAAGTGATTGAATCTTGCAATAGGTAACGACCATTTTTATCTTTTAGTGTATCCATTGTTTGATAGAAACTTTGAGATACAATAAACGACACGTTGTAAGCAGGGTCTAAATCAACGTTGAGAAGCTTCTTGATTTCGTCTAAGTTTTTTACTGTCTTAGTTTCGAATTTTTTGAGAATTGTTGCGATAGCGTCATTTGTTGTATTAACTTTCATTTGACCGATTGTTTCAGCAACAATACCAACCAAATCTACATCTGCGTCGTCAATTGACTCTTGAGACAACGGGATAGCTCCACGGTAAGTTTTAATTTCCCATTCGACGTTTTTAAATTGTGGTTTGCCTAGTTTTGGATTTTTTTCCAATTCTTCAACGCTTACCATTTTCTCTGTTGCACGTTGTAATACCGGCCATTTTCCTGATGCTTTTTTAGCTGGGTGGATGCTAGTGAATTGTTTCAAATCAACAACTGTCTTAACTTCACGAGCTGGTGTATATAAAATTTCTTCACTAGAGACAGGTTTTACATCTTTTTTCTTAACACCGTCCGTTTTAGGATCTACAGGAGTTGTTTGGTTAAGTGGGATAAGAACCTCGTCTTTCCCTTCAAAACGCAAAGTTTCGTTAGTTACTGTTCCTTTTGAACGAATAAATTCGTTAACGCTTTCGCGGTATGTTTTAGTTTCTTGTGGCACTTCTTTTCCTCCAGTATTTTCTGCACCGCCTTTTTCAATGCTAGATTCATATAATTTCAAGTCGTTTTCTGCTTCTGCTAGGCTTGCTTTAGCTTCTTCAACTTCTGCTTTAATTGAGCGAGCAGTTTCAAGGTCATCTGATTCCAAAGAGTTTTTTACTTCTGCTGTTTTCGTAGCAATTGTTTGGTTTAAGCCAGCGATAGTCGCTTTAATTTCTTTAATTTTTTCTTCGAACATAAATTCCTCCAATAAAAAATGAGCCTATAGCCCTTGTAAAATTTCTTCTTTTTCGATTTCTAGCAACATATTGCTAATTTCTTTTTTACGTTTATTTCTACTTGCGTAATAATCATCAATTACCGCTTGCGGCAACATCGAATTATCAATGCTAGCGACTGCTTCAAACGACATCACTTCGTCAGCAAAACCTTTTTCTACGGCATCTTGAGCGGACATAAACGTTTCATTTCGCATCAAATCCATGATTTCATCTTCCGATAACCCTGTTTTTGCGACATAGGCATTCACGATAGCTTTATCGCTAGATTTCAGAGCGTTAGAAGCTTTGTCTAGAACATCGCTATTACCAGACACCCGATTAAAAAGTGCTTTGTGCACCATCATCTGAGCGGTTGGGCTCATGACGACTTTATCAGCTCCCATAACAGCCACTGATGCTGCGCTTGCAGCCATACCAGTGATTTCTGCGGTTACTTTTCCTTTATAATTTCGCAAAGCCGTATAGATTTCACTTCCGACTGTAACAAGACCACCATTTGAGTTAACTTCCAAAACAATATCGCTATTGTCTTCGGGAAGGTTATCAAAAATACTTTTTGCACTAACAGCTTCCATTCCGTAATAGTCGTAAACTTCTTGAGAATTATTTGAAATTAGTGGCCCTTTAAGATTTATCCTCTTTGGCATTTACCTCACCTCCTTTCCCTTTGATACCAATCTTGTCCTGATATTCTTCTTTTTTGTCTAAAAAGACGTAGTTTAGGCTCGACTGATACCTATCCATATTAGGATCTGTAGATTTTTGCTTACCAAGTTCGACAAGGCCTTGATTAGGTGTTAATATTTGGTTATTAACCAGCTTGACAATTTCATCAACATTACGACCTGTGACACTTCGTGTGTCGAATTCGATATGATAGAGACGCCTGTCGTTGTCGTTTAGTGTTTTAAGACCTAACTCACTTGTAATTGCGTCAAAATAAAAAGGCAAGTCATTTGTGACATAGTCCTCCATAAGTTGAGCAACAGACTGGTTTGGGCTATTAACCCCAAGCTTATAGCTAGGGACCCGCAAAGCTTTAGCAATCTGAGCGGTTGAAAAATTGTTACTTGTGATTAGTTGCAACACGTTAGTATCAATTTCAAGTGGTGTATATTCTTGCGTATCATCGAATACTAAAGGACTACCACCAATTGCACCCTCGCGCATTTTTTCAAATTCAACTCTGGCTCTCTTACGTGCTTCACCGCTTAATTGAGCACCTTTCATTTTTAAGATACCGCTAGAAAATCCATCCTTGAAGAATTTAATTAAGGTATTGATACCACCTTTTTGTAGGTCTATCTCATCTCCTAAAGATAAAAGCGGAGACCTTCCCAAAATTGTGTCATGGCTAAAGAATTTCCAGTGTATGACATCATGAGCAAAGCATTTAATTTTTTTACCAGTCAAAGTGTCAGTAAAAGTGTAGACAATATCATGATTGTCCGTTTCCTCGACTGTTGTTTCTGATGGTCTATAAAACTGAAATTGCAGCGCTTGACCTGTTTTTGGATCGCGCAAAATGCGAGAAAAGGAGTTGCCGGTCAAAATGGCATTGACTGCCATAGCGAATTTCCAAGTCCTAGCACTCGCATTATTTGTGGATTTAACATTTAAAAGATAATTAATATCCTCATCGTGGATGATGTCGCCATTAACATCCTTTTTAACGAGCGGAAACCTAGCAATGTCTCCAGCAATAATAGACGTCGCTGTCAAAATGTCACTGTTTTTTAACGCCGACACTCCTAAATATTTTTGAGAGATATCGCCGGCCAGAACAGATGCTACATAGTCATCGTAAGATACCTTTGAACTCCCCAAAGGTTGAAAAAAACTCATAGATTTCTCACCTCCTTTCTAGAGGTCTGTTACTTTTTCCAGCGGTTTTTGTGTTTTTTCTTGATGCGACTTAACTCATTATTAGTTGCTTGAGCATTGTGTTCTACAATTTGTTCGAGTTGCTCAATTCTTTTATGCTGATTCCTTAGCGCATCAGCTTGCAATGCGTTTTCTGCAATCAGTAACGCTACTTTTTTTTCAATTTTTCGTTTTTTCTTAATACGTTTATTCATTTTCTTCCTCCTATGCTATCTACGTAGATAGCTAAAATAACCAAGATAAGACCACTTGATATAAAGCCGACTTTATCGCCAAACAAAAAAAGACCGTATATTAACAGTCCTAGTCCAACTAATAAGATTAATGTATGTATGTTTTTTAAAATAAAACCAATCAAAACAGTGTCTCTCCTCCTAGAATCTTTTCGCTTGTCCAGTAGCCAGAACCATCAAATGGCTCTAAGTAACAAACTGCATACCCGTCTAAAGCTGCGTCCAGAGGGTCTATCTTATTGCTATTCTTATTCTTATCAATCCTCATACCATTGTTATCAGTCTTGATATAGGCGTTGTTTACAGCCATGGTCAGCAAAGGGTTACCAGAGTGCTTTATTTTGCCTTTTTTGAGGTCGTCACGGAATTGTTTTGTCGGCATGTTCAAAACCATTGTCGTCTGCGAAACTTCTATCAGAGGCCACTCTGGATGCCTTTTTTCAATCATTGTAAGTAATGTTCCAAACTGATAAGGGTCAAAGCAAATTCCATTAACTTCCCACTCGTTGGTATAGACCATCTCTTCAATTTTTTCTAGGACACGCTCATCATCAATAACCCCGCTTTCAAGTGTTGTTATCTCACAATAACCTTGACGTTCCAAATTACTATAAGATACACCATCCCGCTTTTCTTTAGCAGTTAAACCATATTTTGTAGCAACAAAAGAAAAGCTATCGATGTACCAATAGTCATCCATCATAACGACTGGTGTGATAGCGAACAAGTCGCTAACACGACCGACGTCAACACCTAGCCAAACTCTGCGTTTTGTGGTGTCTGGTTTATCAATCTGAGCAAGTTCCCAAGATTGCTTGTCAATATAGGATTCCTCGCTAGATTGACGCCACATGTTAAAGTTTTTAATCAGGACTTTATTAATTTCCCCTGTTTCGAGAGATACTCGTCTACGAGTTCGTAGATAGTCCATGATCTTATCGTGCAGAGCTTCTACTTCGAGTATTGGATTAGATTTTATCCAATTAGATTCATCTTTAATCTCTTCTTCGTTGTCTTGCTCCGCGACATATCCAAAATAGCCATCATCTACAATTTCTCCATCTAGTATTTTAGTGATGTATGGATACTCAATTGTGTGCATTGGGACATTCAAATCCACCCCAGCCGTCGAAATAATCAAGATAAACGGGTTATCAAGCTGACCTTGACCAGATTCTAAAAGTTCTAGCATTTCATTAGTCTTTGATGCTGCGAACTCATCTAAGACACCAACATAAGGTTCAAATCCATCAACCGCTCCCGTATCGCGACTAAGGGCCCTAATATAGGATTCGTCATGCAAATTTTTGAGTTCGTCCCTAACAATTTTAGTGGCTTTTCTAACATCTTCATCTTTACCTCTTAGAGAAGATAGTTGCTTTTTAGCCATATCCCAAGCTATTTTAGCCTGTGTTCGGTCATTAGCCGTACAAAATAGTTGTCTGCTCATAGATGGGTTATGACCAAACAAAAATTCATAAAGCAAAATACCAGCTATTAGAATTGTTTTACCGTTTTTACGAGCAACAGAAATCATAGCTTTTCTAAATCGTCTCAAAGAATGGTCGTTTTTTTTACGCCATCCATACAGATTAGATATAATAAACTTTTGAAATTTGGCTAACGGATATGGTTTTCCAGTTTTGACGTCTGGTAAAATTTCAATGAAATGAATTGGATCGGCCGCTTTTTCTGGTAGATAAATAAATTTAAAATTGTCATCGCCTATTTTTTTGAGGTCATTCAAATGTCTCAAGCATGCTTTGAAAACTTTTTGACTTGCTTTTATCTCTTCGTCAACAACCATTTTTGCATAATAAAAAGCGTCATCTTTATAGATGTCGCTGATTGCTGAATAATCGTATTCCACTTTTATCACCTACGAACCTACGCCAAACGACTGCCCTATCGTTTGCTTATAATACCGACCACCTTCTTTGCCAATACACTCCACTAAAAAGCCATTATCCCATGGATTATTTTGGGCGTCATTTGGATCGTATTTAACAACTATTTTAGTGATGCTATTTATTTTCTCACCGTTGATTTCAACAATCGGAAACTTGTCGTTCCCTAACCATTTAATAGTAAATTCTTTAACCGGCTTCATTTTTATCCTCCAAATTTATCAAAAATACTCTTGGGCTTTTCCTCTTCTTTAGGAATAAACATTTTCATACGACTGTCAACTGTTAAACCTAATTGGCTAGCACTACTTCTGATATTAGTTGTAGCCTTTTCCAGTGTTAAAATAAGCGGACTCGGAATTAAACCTTTGTCTGGATCATTCGCAAAATAGCCAACTTCATCTAATTTTTTGACTGCATCTTTATATATTGCGTACCATGTGCAATATAGTTCAAGAAGCCCTCTATCTAAGTTTCTTATGGGTAGGGTCTGCAGGTCATTTATAATTCTTCTATACTCAGCTCTAGCCACTTCGTTTAAGTGCCGCGGTGGTGTTACTTGCAATTTCGCAAGACCGTCAGAAGCCTTTTCTTGAGCGGTTTCTCGGACTTTTTTCTCTTCTTTAGTAAGGTGTTTTTTTGTCGTTTCAACTACTTTTAATTTTCTCCCCATAGGACCTCCTTTACACAAAAATTGACAGTTCAAAAATTTCAAAAAGGGAATTTTTTGCACGAAAAAGGCCGCGTTCTCAAAAACACGAACAATACACGCCCGTTCAAAAACAAGCGGGGTATTTTCCGAACATTTGTGCCGTATATCGTTTTTTTATAGCCGTTTATTCGCCATGGCTTTTACATCTTTCTCTTATCGCTTTACTGTCATTACACGCTTTACAGCTCGCTTGTAGGTTGTTCCAGTCTAACCTTTTACTCCAATCTTTCTTAACTGAGATAATGTGGTCAGTCATAGTTGCTTCTCCTCCACACATAGCACAGACATAATCACTCTGCAACAAGACTTGTTTGCTTGTCTCTCTCCAAATCTTAGAGTTATAAAATTGTTTAGTCTTCTTGTCATACTTCCATCTGTTACGATTATAATCTCTGTACTCAGCTGACCTATCATCGTAGTCTACAGTTGTTCGTCTACCTCTTGAGATAGTTAATTTCTGTGGTCTCATACCCTAACCTCGCCAGTTAGCCTATTGATGTGATGAATAAATGTTGCGTATGGAATAGTGCAGTCATTATAAGCGTATACATTACTTACTTTTCTTTTCCACTGCGGTTTACTGTACGGATATCTTTTTGGTCTCATATCTTTCCTCCATAATAAAAAGCCACCACAATGTGATGACTAAAGTAAGCGTGTGAGTGGATTCGAACCACTGCGCCTCAATGTTAAGCTATTAACATAATAAGGAATCGAACCTTATTTCCAAGACACGCTATTACAGGAACAGTCGGAATCGAACCGACACATATAATCAGACCGTCGACAATCCAATTATCAAGGCGCTACCTCTACCGTTTTCCAATCACGGTTCATGTTCCAACGGTTTAGTCTTACTTGGCGCAAAGGTCCCCGTAGAGATACCAGTGCTTATTTTTAAAGTAAGCCTATAGACCCATCACGAATCGAACGTGATTAATACCATAAGGTCTACGAATAAACGATAAAAACTCCGTTCCATTTTCCACGCCTGCTGTGCTTTAGTGGTTGAAATAACCACTATTGAGACGACAGGATTCGAACCTGTTCACCCCAACCGGTATCGGGCTCACTTAGAGTTGCCGACCGTTCTCTCTTAGTATTTCTTTTTCGTGTCGCTACCAAACGACAACATCAACTTTAAAATAACAAGTTCGATAGTAGTTAAAGTTGACGACTAAATAAATAGTCTGTTAGTAAATGATTATCTCTTCTTGCTATTTTGATAATACTATTATATGACATTGATTAGTATTTGTGAGTATTATTCAGTCATTTCTAATACTGATATAGTATTATTTAGTATTATTCAGTATCAAATTCAGACTTTCTACACCTTTGCGCTTAATCATATAGTAATTATTGCGATTCATCTCTAGTCTGTCGATTGCTTCGTCGTACGTCTGACAATTTACAAATGTAGTAATTAACACATGACGTTGCAACATGTCAGGTATGCGCATAATTAGTTCGACAATCTCGCCTTTCCGTTTATCTAGTGTCTGTATTTGACTATTGTAATACTCACATTTACTAATCAAGCTGACATTTTTATCTTCTTGTGATTGTCTAATCCCTCCGTTCGTTCGCATGTCTGACCACTGCGGACTTGATAGCAGCGAGTTGCTCGCAATCTTATCACGTTCAAGCTCTTTAATGAGTTTTGGGATTATTCTTAATTCGTTTAATAAAATGTCAGCTTTTGTCTGATTACGACCCATCAAGCTACTCCTTATGATATAATATTAATACACAAATATATTGGAGCTGGCTTGCGTGAGCTGGCTTTTTTATTGTTCTCCTTTCATTTCTCTGCTGACTTATTTTGTTGTTAATTGTCGAGTATTAAATTTTTAGTTTTGTGTCAGCACTATATTTTCAGCGTTGCGCTTGTATAATCATCTGTGAGCGATAACAGACTTTAGATTTTTATGAAAAAAATGTCGGAGGATATTTCCCTTTCTAAAAAATTTCGCTCTATAACTAGCAGACTAATTATTCCAAATCTGCTAGCTGACTACTACAGAAAGTTTCTAAGCTGAGTTTAACGAGAATCCTAGCTCGTACACCCACAGAGCCATTGCAGGCTCTTAGGCGCTTGCGTGGGACTTTAATTTGCTTCTGTGTTTAATAGTTTAAAATGCCAAGTTTCATATTCACCATGATAAACGAAGCCTATAGAGTCTGCGTCAACGATTTTATCGCATACAACATATGCTAAATCAGTATTTTTTAAATAATCTTTTTCACCATATTTAACAATAGCAATATCATGTTTTTCACCACTTCTAAAATAATAGCCAGAGGACAAATTATATTTGTCATTGTTAAAGTCATTTGCATATTTTTTGGATATAAAAATTGTTTTTTCTTTCATTCTGTCACATCAAGATATTACATAAACAAAGTCACTATCCAAAGCAATAACAATACGACTAGCGGAGAAATAAACGCTCTTGCAATCACTGTAGCAAAATCTTCATCTGTATTTTTTTTAGAAGCAAAAGGACTAATTAACACATTGATTACTACAGCTTGCGGTAAATTGATAGATGGTACGCCATCAATTGTTGATAAAATGTTATTCCAACCGTATTTAATAACAAATCCAGATAATACTAAGCCGAACGGCAATAGAACTAAAAGTATAATAAAGTTCTTTTTAGCATCATTTTTATTTTTATCATAATTCATAATTTTTATTTAACTCTCTTTCATTCATTTTCTACATCTTTTCTAAACTGCCAAGCCCAGTCAAAGTCTTTGCGGATTTCGGATTCGGTGACGTTTCTAATATTTTTGTATTCCTCTAATTGATCTTCATATGCTTCAATTAATTTTAGTTTCTTGTTTACCTTTACTAAAATTATTTTTAAATCACTATTCGGATTTGGTATCTCAACTGTATAAAGCTTCTCTTTTTCAATTGTGATATTTGGATAAGCTAGCCAAGCTTCATAAAACTCACGTTCATTGTGAGTTAGCCACTCTCTAACTTCATCAGATTGTCGACTCATGTGTTGATGTAAATAATCTACATCATCATCAAAGCTTTTAATCACATCAAATATCATTTGTGGCACTTCTGGTTGAGGTTGATCGAGTTGGTCGAGTAATACTTTTACAATATGTGTTTTCACTACTGGAATGTCGCCGACACCACCTTTACCAATAGACTGTTTGTCTATCAATTTCTTCGCTTCTTCAATATTCATTTTCTACCTCGCTTAACTTCTTCAACAATTTCAATTGCTACACCTATTGCAGCCATATAACCAGCGTAGCTTTCTTGTCCGTAGTTATCCAGATCATTGTCAAATTCTTTATTAAGTCTTTTTAAAATTTCGTCAATCATACCCTATCCCCCATTTCCAGTCAGCTCAGCAATCCGTTTTGTCTGTCTAGCTCTATCATCACTAGCACGTTTAAGCTGCTTTTGTGTCCTGCTTAACTGTGTCCGTAATTCTGTAATTTGCGACTTGTAGTGGTCTTGCAGTGCGACGTTTAAAATAGATATAGCCATCAATGCTATACATTTTTTTAGCTTTTTTGTTAAACACTCTAAATTTCGGTATCATAACTCACCTCTCAAAAAATACTCTGCATCACTTTTAGCGATTAAGCTATCACGATAAGCAATAGCTTCGTCTTTAGTCTTAAACTCTTTGTCTTTATAAACAGTAGGCAACACTCGTCCGCCGATGTGATCGTAAACCCTAACTACGTGTGTCATTTGCATTCTCCGTTTTCTCTAGCCAAATTGCTAGCATTGTGCAATAATTAGCCATGTCATTTAACGTGTCTGACAGGCTTTCTGAAACGTTTTTGTCGCTGCTTATAAGATTATATAGTCTGTTGTATTTATCGCCTATACGAACGATACCAGCGATGTATCCGAAGTCGTTTAGAGACTTCTCGAAAGAATTTCCGTAATCTGCGTTTTTGGCTAAAAATGTTTGATAGTTTTCGTTATATGCTACTTGCATAGTTTCTGCGTTAATTTTATCTGTCATGTGTTATACCTCTAAAAACTCATAGCTGCATATATCAGACGTTTAGTCTGCTTGTAATGCTCTAACTTAGTATCTTTGTGCGCTCTTTTTAGTTTTACAAAAAAGTTCTGTTTCATGGTCATTTGGATCGTGATACTCACGATATGATTTGAGATACATCTGTACATAAGTGTCTTTATCAAAATAATCTTTAAATGCTTCGATTACGTAAGGCCTTGGCAGTATATTTCTACGCTTGTTATTTGAGATATTTAGTCTTAAGCGTTCTGATGTTTTATCATCTAGATTTAACTCTTTGACACGTCTCAAAATACTGCTATCAAAGATACTATAAAATTTATCCGTTAGTTCGTTCATTGACAATCTCTAGTGCATCCTCTACAGACCTAGCAACACCAACTAGTGCCCCTCTTGATGCCATTACCTCCATAAATTTTTTTTGTTCTGGTCTTACTCGACCTGTTTCGTTTTTTACTTCGATGAAGAATGCTTTCGCATCTCCCTTTCTAAATCCCGATAAATCACAATATCCTTTAGGCACACCAGTTTCAAACCAACGTCCATTTTGCATTTTGACTTTACCAACGTTAATTCGAAACACTGTGTGACCTGCTTTTGATAGTCCAACTCTGATTTGATTTTGTATTAAAGATTCTGTTGTCATAGTTCTCCTAATAGTTACTTAGTCACTTCTTGAGTTACCACTAAAGGAACAGTGAAACTCTTACTCTCCCAAGAGGTTTCACTGTTTTAGTTACCAAGTTACACCATTTTCCCACACTCTCTCTATATATATTTATATTTATATTTATTTTATTTAATATAGTAAATATATAGTAACTTAGTAACCATAATAATTAGAATCGTTGTCACTCTAAGCTTTTTCACGGTTCTTGGTTGTGGTAACTTATGGTAACGCAGTAACTTTTCTAATTAATACTGCTGTTCTTTTCTTCATTTCTTCAGACCATTTAAACGATCCATCAATATAATAGTCTGGTTTATCAATAGATGGTCTAAAGTAATCTAGTGGTTTTTGCTTTTCTTTAATCCAGCCTTCTGGTAAACAAGAATCTAGTTCTTTATCAAAACTACTTTTTTTAGGTAGTTGATTATTATTTTCTTTGCACCATTGTTGGTACAATACCCATAAAAACTTAGTTGGTATTCTTGTAGATTCAATGTCTTCTAAATATTCATTTAAAAATTTAAGAATTGTGTTATTACTTTCTTTAAACTCTTTCATGTGTTCCTGTGTCGCTTTTGGTTCACTAAACCTATCAAAGTTTAAATTGATAGCTTTCCATAAAACGTATTCTAAGACTTCTGGTCTGTTGATATAATCATCTTTAATATTCCAGTCATCATCTTTACTACTAAATGTTTTTTTAAATGGAATAATGATAATTCGTCTGTATGTACCATTTGATTTGTTTTTAAACGAAGGCATAGCATTGGTAGATTGGATAACTGTTTTTTTAAATATAGCCATATAGGGGTTTTCGCCTTTTTTCTCAATGCTGACTGGTTCACCAGTAACGACCGAATTAAAATTCGATGATTCGTCAACATAAATACCAGCCTGCACATCATCACCTATGATGACTGTTTTACCTTCAATAATTGCTAAACCAAAACGTTCTGAAAATTGGTTAATTTTTAACGGTGCTACGTTTTTAAATCCGACTAAGTTACTAATCATTTGTTGAAAAGTACCTTTACCATCATTACCATTACCAATAAACCAGATTGATTTGCGGTAAGAATAATTACCATTCAATGATGCTGAAATTACTTGCCATAACAGATTAACTAATTCTTTGTCACCGCTCATTAAATCTAATAACCATTCATCCACCTGCCACTCGCCAATGACGGGTGGTTTTGCATTTGGAACTAGCTTAGTTTCAATAGTGCTGAAATTGATAAATTTATAATCGAATGGAAGGAGTTCACGTTTTCGTTTGTCGTAGATTCCATTTTTAACTAGAATAAAACGTCTGATGTCACGGTATTCGGGTTCGAAGTCCACGCGCATACCATTGTAAGTGTATTCTCTGTCCATACTGGAAAGTAAAAATAAAACGTTGCGAGCTTTGGTTTCGTTGAATGTTGGTTGCAATAAATGAATGATTTTATAAGCGTATTTATAGTCCTTCTGGTAATAACCACTCTCTGGATCGTAGATGGCTACCTTACCATTATCGAGCGTGATAACATGAAGCAATTCATTCATTCCTGTTGCTACTGCAATTTCATTCAAATTCTTTGGATAATTTTTACCGTCTGAATTTTCCTTAACGTTTTCTAACCAATCGTTACGATATTTTATTGCTTTTGCTTTTATCGCTTTCCAACTGTTCGGCTTACTAGGCTTTAAACCTTCTTCCGAAAATTTTTCTCTGTAATAATCAAAATCAATCACCTCTTCGCCTCATCTCCTTGTCTAACATACTTTTAAATGTCCTTTCGAATTCTTTGTCGCTTAATGGATCACTTGTGTTACTGTTTGATAGCTTAGCTAAGTGATAAGCTATCTCAATATCAACATTTCTTAATAGTAATCCTCCGACAAATTCTGCAAGCGCATTATTCCTACCGCCCGTATCGCCAAAACCAGTAATAATTGTTTCGAATAACTTTGCGGTTTTATTACTTCCCGTGTAAGTAAAATTTGAAAAATCATATTTTGGCTCAACTGGTTTCATTTTTTGCAACTCTTTTACCAATTCAATAGGTGCTTCCGTAATACTTCCATCAGCAGGAGACCTAACCATATCCCACTCATACGCACCTTTTGAATTGCTAGATGGCGGTACAAGTATGTAATTGTTAACATGTGCCTTAATATCAACACCCTCAATCATTCCTATATTTTGACTTATTGGCATTTCAGGTATTTTTTTAAGGTAGATATGCCTTCCACCGCTCGGTGTAGTAGCTTGCAAGGTCTTTGGAATCAATCTTGCGTGTTCCCAATTTCTTAAATTTTCTAACCCGTTAACATCTCCATGCATGTCCACATCAATAACAAAGAATGAATCTGTCCGAAGTGCTATGTTAGCGTCTGGATTATCTCTCCAAATTCGTTTTAAATCATTCTCTGTTAAGCGTGGTTTATCAGCAAAAGCGACTAAGGGCGTTTTACCAGTCTTCGAAATTGGTATTACGTTGTAGCCCATTTTTAGATAATTGAGTGCGTAATCAATCATCTGTACCATATCTTAGAATGGCAGGCCATCTTCTGTGATGTCGATTGGTGCTGATTGTGCAGGTGCCATGATTGCTGATTTTTCAAGTTTTTTAACATTTAGGTTTTCGTAAGTATTACCGTTGTATTCTGATTTTTCATTACGGACAGTTACTTTTAGGTGTTTTCCTACAAGAGCGTTTAAGAATTCTTCAACACCAGCATACTTAGCGCCGTCAGGTAACTGAGCGGTTTTCGCAAGAGTATTAATTTGATTGGCGTTATATTGTTGTGTTTCTTTATTCACCCAAATCTTATGGAAAATGAGATTATTTTTAAATTTTTGGTCAAAGTCATCACGAATTTTGAATTGAATATTCATAAAATCTGTTCCACCTTTACTTGCGTCTGGTTTCGCCGATTTAACTACTACTTCGTAAGTTCCGTCTGTGATTGTTGCAAATTCTTGTGCTTGTGAATAATCGATTGTAAACATATTGTTGTTCTCCTTTTAATAAATAAATTTAAGTTCTTTAGCAACGTGATATTGCCACCCCGGCTTATATCCTCGTTGCTTACGGTATTCTGTTAGTTCTTCCATATTTTGACAGTCGGAAGGTTTCCTGTATTTTTTAACTTTTGCAGTTAGTCTTAACTGCTTTTCTTCTTTTATTTCTTCAAGTCTTGCCTCCTTGATTTCTTCTAATTCTCGTTCAGTTATTTCATTCTGATGGCCACACAATGGACAGAGGCGTTCTACACTCCAATAAGTAGCGAAGCACATATCACACGTTCGTGTTGTTGGTTCTCCAATTTTTGCTTTCTGTTTCTTTGTTTCAGTACCAGAAAGTGTCCAATCTCTATCCATGTTCGGAAGCCCAAATCGTTCAACATTTGCTACATGATCAATAATGATTGCGGTTTTATCTTTACGTGGATTTAGTGGTCTCATTGCAAATTGTAAGTATAGTGACAATGACTGTGTTGGTCGTAACATAATGCAAACATCGACATTTGGTAAATCTATACCTTCAGTAAATAGTTCACAATTAACCATGATTGTAAGTTTTCCATCTCTGAATTCCTGCATAGCACTGTTACGTTCTGATTTATGTGTTTTACCACTGATTGCAATTGCTTTATACCCATTTCGATTGAATTCATCAGCTACTTGTTCGGCACTCTTAATGTTATGTGTGTACACAATTGCTTGTTTTCCGTCTGCTAATTCTTTGTAGTGCTTTATGACATCACCATAAATAACAGATTTCATGGATTCATCTATCGAGTCTTTTGTAAATTCTCCGCCTCGTTTTTTTAATTTCGAAGTATCAATCATTGACGGTGCGTAATATTTAAATGGTGCGATGTTTCCGTGCTCTTGTAACCACTTTACTGTTTTGCCTAATATTAAATTGTCTGCTATATCATCAAACCCATCGCCATTTAATCTAACCGGTGTTCCAGTAAAAAGTAATTTTAAAGCATTTGGAAAGTGATTAATAATTTTGATATATGAATTTGCTTTACTGTGATGTGCTTCATCGATTAAAATAATCTCTGGCTTATCGAGCTTATCTAATTTTCTTACTAGAGTTTGGACACCATCGATTGTGACTAGATTCAAATTAACACCATTCAATTTAAATGTATTTTTGACTTGTTCATTTATCTCTTTGCGATGACTGAAAAACAAAACTTTATTACCTTTGTCAGTTGCGCCTTTAGCAATGTGCGCCATTACGACCGTCTTTCCACTGCGAGGAGGAGACTGAACAATTATCGAACGATTACCTTTAAGAATTGATTGCTTGATGTTAGTAACCAGTTCTTCTTGATAATCACGTAGTTTCATGCTCTACGTCTCCAAAATCGAATAGTTTACTGGCTTCAATCACTTTCCTGTTATCTAAGCGATTTTTAGCATATAAACCATCACTGCCTTCTAAAAGAATACCGTGACCACCAGTTTTTGGATTTACTTGCACACGACCGACAATATCTGTGAGTCCCAGCGTCTGGCTCAATACTTGCTTACGAATATCTGGTACATATTGCGTAATAATTTGACCAGTCTCTAATGTTAGTTCTTGTGTAGTCTCCCAAGCTGTAACAAAAATATTAATTGGCTGATTGTAAATTGTAGTCAATACTCGTAGATAGTAGTTAGTCCACATGTTATATTGTTGTAATTCGTTTGTGATACCATTTTTTGACTTACGACCTTGTTCAATAAACCAATCTGACTGCCAACTAGTGATGTTATCAATGACTAAGTTGTCATATCCTTTAATCAATTCTGGTAACTCTGTTAAGAACTCATTCATAAAATCGCTCGGATGCGTTCTATCGAATTGGATAATATCGATGTTTTCGTTTCCTGCAATTGTTTTTGATGAGTGATCCATATCAAGAATTAATGTCTTTCCTTGCAAGTAATTAGTTAGGTAAGTTTTTCCATTCCCTGGCTTACCATAAATTAATATCCGCCAGTTATGTGTACGTGTAATCTCAGTTGCTTTAGTTATCTTCAATGTCTAATCCCTCCACCATCTCGGTTAAAGCAGTGTCATAATCAACCATTTTTCTGATTTCCTGTTCCTTTTCTCTAAATAAATCATCGATTATTGGTGTATCAAACATTGGCTCATATTCTTTAATGATAAAATTAACGGCTTCGTTAATGCGTTGATTAATTTCTTTGCTAAGTTTTCCATCTCTTATTTGGATGGTTACGTTAGATACACCGCCATAGCGATCGTTGTAATCAGGTGCGATAATCATTTTTTTGTGTTTGTTAATGTATATTCTCAATCGTATACCCTCGCTTGCCATGTAATAATGACATCTTCAGATTGGCATTCTGGACAATCAAAACATCTATATTCTGAAATGATTTCCCAGTCTTTACCGCAATTTAAACATTTGTATTTTCTGACTTGCAATGTAATTCCCTTCTAAATATTTCTGTTATTGTTAATTCATCAGTCAAATCTTTGTTCAAACGCCTGTTTTCGTCACGCAAGAATTCTATCTCTGCATATAATTCTCTGATGATAGGTTCCGGCTGGTATCCATACAGATAACCGAGGTCTACACCAAAATAGTCAGCAATTATCTGCCAAAATTTATCATTATACTGATTGATACCTTTATTTTCATACACAATCCACTGGGTTGCTGTCATTGTTGGCGCAATTTGCCTAATTTCATCAACGAATTGCATCACTGTTAAATTGTTTTTTTTCTCTCAACATTTTAAGTCTATTCATCTCTCACCTCTAAAATCGCCTTTTTAAAATTAACAAGCGATTCATATTCTTCCCTTGAAATGACAATCATTTCTTTATTAAGTCTACTCATCTCTATACAACTCCTTAACAAGATTTACGTATAACTCGTATTTTCTGCCACTTTCTTCGCTGTCTGCGTAAGCTTCTTTAATTAATTCGTCACCAGTTCCGTAAAAGCAACCAACACGCCACATTTTGTTAGATTTTGTGTAAGTAAACCATCTAAAGCTAGACCAGTTGTTTTTAAAGACAATGTAGTCATTTGATGTTTCGACCCAAGCATTGCCAGATACACGAGCATTGCCAGTTACCCAAGCATTGTCAGTTACACAAGCATTGCCAGATACACAAGCATTGCCAGTACACAGCATTGCCAGTTACCAGCATTGCAGTTACACAAGCATTGCCAGATACACGAGCATTGCCAGTTACACAAGCATTGTCAGATACACAAGCATCGTCACATACCCAAGCATTGCCAGTTACCCAAGCATTGTCAGATACACAAGCATCGTCACATACCCAAGCATTGCCAGTTACCCAAGCATTGTCAGATTGACTTAAATTTCTTTCTGCTTCAACATATCCACCGATTTCACCTTTTCTAATGTCCTTAAAACTTATAAGCGCTTTGATTCTAAATAATGTTTTACCTGCTACTTCAATAGTGTCATCTTTTAATAATTCATATTTTTTCATACTTCAAAAACCTCATGTTTTTCATTAGTCCCTCTAGAACGGTTTATCAACGCCCCAAGTTTTTCCGCAAGAACCTGGCGTTGGCAACTCTATAAAATCAGTGCGTTGTTTGCGTTCTACTTTTTTGACAACTTGATAATCTTCTAAGATTGTGTCAACTGTTTTTGTAATTGTTTTTTGATTACTATTGCGGTTTCCGATGTACGCAATTAAAGCGATAAATAATAAGACTACTACGCCTGTAATTGGATTTTCCATATCATACTCCTTTTCTCGATCCACTTGTTCGTAGAGATCTATTGACGTCTGCTAGGTCATATAGCACTTTCCCGTTTAGACATGTGTTTCAATTGTCCATTTTGGTCTTTCTTCTTTTTTGTTTTGCGAAAATAAAGTTAAATAATTTTTTCATTTTGTAATTTTCTCCATTCTTCAAATTTTTTAACTTTTGTTGAACGACCGCCAACCTTGTCAATGTATTTGCGATAATTTCTGTCTTTGTACATCTTTCTTAGTAATCGCTGCGTTTGGTCAAATGACTTTCCAATAAATTCGGATAAGTCGTTATCATTAAGCCAAAGCTCTTCGTAAGGTACTTCGATACCGCTTTTAAGTTTTGCTAGCATATTGTTTCCTTTCTGTGATATAATTAAGTAAATTAAGTTTGTTTTGAGTCCGATTCCCGTCGGACTTTTTTTCTTATCTAAATTCGTCTAAGCTGATACCTTGATTTCATCTTCACATCAAGAATTCAAAATGCCGTTTGTCTACTTGTTTACAGACCAAATAATCGGTGTTTCGCTTGGGAAATATTCGATTGGTCAGTAATCTCTAGTTTCTCGGCTAGCGTTTTGGAATCTACTGTTACCGCAATAGATTCTTTTTTATTTCCGCTATACGGATATTGTTTTGGTCTCATATGTTTCCTTTCTATACAATGTCTTCCTGTTCAATTAGTGGCAAAATATTGTTGTCTTTCAACAACTCGTACAGGAATAGACGCCCCTTTTGTGTCCACGTCGTCGTCACATTGGCTCTTGTATGGCCGTTTTTGTCTTGATAGTCAAATGTGTGACTGTCTGTGTAACCTTTGCCCATATGTCGTTTATAGAGAATCCATTGTCCATTCACTTTGTGCTGCACACCAAATTCTAATAGTGTTTTATTGAATTTATTGGCAGACATACCATAATCAGCAGCAATCTGTGTTACTCGCAAAGCTCCCTTGCTCTCAATGATTAGATCAAGATAACGCGCTTGCTTTTGAGCTTCTTTTAAATCTAACTGCAATTGATTATTTTCCATCGTTAAGTTAGTGATTTTCTTATCTGCCATGAGCAAGGCTCTCGCCATGATTTTCTCAGGACTATTGAAGTCTTTTTCAACCTGGATGAAGTATTTGCGTACCTGTTTTGATTTCTCGTTTCGCTGTAACATAGCAATCTCTTTTGCCATGTCTAGCTTGAGAACGTGGTCTATATATTCTGTACGGTTACCTTGAGCTGTTAGTCTTTTTTGACTAATAGCTATATAGTCAACGTTTTCTTCAAAACCATATTCCGACATCCTTTCAAGCCATTTAGTATATTGAGTTTTTATATTAAGTACATTGTGTAAATCTCTACCACTGACAACTGGTTCTTGATTTTCGTTTAGGGTGATGTTTATTAGTTGATTCATATAGTTCCTTTCTAGCGGTTTGTTAGTTTTATTAACAAATATTTTGTCTATCATGTTAGACGATTAGTTAAAAAAATAAATCCTTAATCTTTACGTCCAAAGCTTTCGCCAATTTCTTCAGAGATGCTGTAGATGTCTCTGAATATGAACCTGTTTCTAAACCAACCACGAGCGAACGACTAACGTTAGCTTTATCAGCTAATTCATTTTGAGTAAATCCTTTTTTCTCTCGTAGTTGTTTTAGATTAAATTGTTGCATTCCCCCACCCCCTTTCTGTGGTATAATTGAAATAAAAAACGGAGTTGTATTATGATTGAAAGTCTTGATATAAAGACGATTTTGCTTGGTTCTGCTACTCTCTTAGGAACTACTGCCATAAAGAAAGCTGAAAATCCTGCAAGAGCTATTGATGATTTAATGACATTAATTGGTTTTGAAAAATTACATGAAATAGCTGAAAATCGAAGAAATAAGTACATTACTAACAGAAACGATTTTATTCAAAAATTAGCTAAAGAAATACAAGATGTTGTTAGTAAAAATATTGAAAATCTACAAGAACCTAGTCTTTCGATAGCTGGACCGGCTTTAGAAGCATCTAAATTTTATTTAGAAGAAGAAGAACTTAGAAATTTATTTACAAAATTGATTGCTTCATCTATGGATAAATCAAAAAATGAATTCAACCATCCATCTTTTATTGAGATAATAAAACAGTTTGATAAAATTGATGCACAAAATTTCAAAATTATCTCAGATTTATACTTTAAAAAAGGTTTCGTTGCAACTGGTACCTACTATACGACAATAATTGGTCAAGATAAGCCGTTAGAGCATATTGCTAGTCATGTATTCGTAGATAATTTAGAACAAAATGATATAGCTATTCAAAGTTCATCATTAACTAATTTAGAAAGACTAGGACTAATTCAAATTAATTACAAAGCACACGTAGATGAGAAAGAATATTACAACATTCTTAATAATAGCTTTATAACTAAAAAGAACAGTGAATTAAAAGAACAAAACAAAAGAGTACTAACAAATCTAGGAATGATAACTCTTACTTTATTTGGTGTTAGATTTTCAAAAACTTGTTTACCTGACGTTTCGTAATGTTTTGATTTCTTCTAAAATTTGAGCTCTCATTGTTTCATTCAGCTCTTGTTGATCAACATCCATTTTTGTCATAATTTCTACTACTTTTTTGAAGACTAGTTTTGACCAAAAGATAGATACAACAAATGAAACTATTGATGGTATAATTAGTAAATAAATAAACTCCATACCTTCCTCCTACTCCCTCATGGGAGTTTTTATTTTGTAATAAGCCAAGCGATCAGCCAAGTGATACCACCTAGCACTAACAGTGCTGGCAATACGCCGCCTTCAAATTCAACGCTTGTTTTTTCCTTGCCATCACGACTAGTAAACGTGTGTTCTAAATCGCCTAGCATTAGTTTTTTCCAATTCATTTTGTACCTCCTAAAAATGTTATAATCAACTTATCCTTAACGAAAGGAGGATAAGCTAATGGCTAAAAATCAACATGTCGTACCTAACCCTAATGGCGGTTGGGATATAAAAGGTGCAGGCAACAGTCGTGCGACCAAACACACAACAACCCAAGCCGAAGCTGTCGAAATCGCTACTGGTATCGCTAAAAACAATAGCAGTGAAGTTATTATCCATGGCAAAAATGGACGAATTCGCGAACGTAACAGCTATGGTAACGATCCATTCCCACCTAAAGGTTAGTCATAATTAGGGGTTAACCTAATCACGTATCCATCAGCAGGGGTTGCTTCCGTCAAAGTAACTTCTGCTATTTTTTTGCCATCTTCTGTCTCTACGACAAGTTTTGTGTAGCGCTTAGAGTTCAATATAGATTCTTCCACATCTACTCTCCTTTCATTCTTGCGGAGATACAGCCAATGTGCTAAACTAAACTTACCCCGTTAGGGGAGAGGGCTTCTTAGCCCTCTTGGTATTGTCACCACTCTATTGAGTAGTGAATCCTAAGCTTAAACCAAAGAATGTGAATTTCCAACTCGACTTCTTTGTGTTTAGGCTTTTTGTTTAGCCTAGATTTCATTAGCTGTACCTCCTTTCGTTTTGCTTAATTCCTTAAGCTTGATTATAGTCTAACATGTTAGACAAATGATTGTCAAGTATGTTGGACAAAAAACTTGAAAAAAATTTTTTTGTACTGTATAATATGTTTAAAATGTTAGACATTATATTGAAAGGAATTCGATATGCATCTAGGAAAATATATAAAAAAGTATCGAGATACCAATAATCTGAGCATGGCTGAATTCGCTAAAGAATCAGGCATCAGCAAAGCTTACGTTTCTATTCTTGAAAAAAACAGAGATCCTCGTAACGGAAAAGAAATCATCCCATCTATTCCGATTATAAAGAAAGTTTCTGACACAATTGGCATCTCTTTTGATGATTTATTAAATTCGCTAGACGAAAATCAGATAGTCGCGTTAAATGAAACGAAAACTGAAAAAAATCTAACTTCCTCTACCCTACAAAAAATCACTTCTACTTCTTCTCAATTAGAACAACCTAGACAAGAAAAAGTCCTTAGCTTCGCTAACGAACAATTAGAAGAACAAAATAAAGTTGTTTCTATGTTCGATAGAAAAGTTGAGGAGACAGAAAATTATATCACTGACTACGTTGAGGGGTTAGTTGCTGCTGGTCTGGGGGCATACCAAGAAGACAATTTACATATGGAAGTTAAACTACGGGCTGATGATGTCCCCGATAAGTATGATACTATTGCGAAAGTAGCTGGTAATTCAATGGAACCACTTATTCAAGATAACGATTTACTGTTCGTCAAGGTATCTAGTCAAGTCGATATGAATGATATAGGGATATTCCAAGTCAATGGAAAAAACTTTGTAAAAAAACTCAAACGTGATTATGACGGCGCTTGGTACTTGCAAAGTTTAAATAAAAGCTATGAGGAAATCTATCTTTCAGAGAACGACAACATCCGCACGATAGGAGAAGTCGTAGATATTTACAGGGAGAATTAATATGCTGGAAAAAGTTGAACGCTTAATCTCGGAAATTAATAGAATACACCTTGTTTATTCGCAAGATTATTTTGAAACTGGGAAAGTTGAAAAGATTAATCTAAAACATACCTTTTCAAAAGTACCTGTTCAAGCGATTTTAGATTACCGCTTGAATTTACACGAATCTATCAATGATTACTTGATGAAAGCTGATGTTAAGGATATTCCTTATGTCTATCGCGTAAAAACATCGGAAAGTATCTTAGACAAAATTGAACGTTTTTCCAAAAGACAAGATGGTTATCCTGTGAATTCTATTCTCAATGACATTTTTGGCGCTCGTATCATTTTATCTTCTGAGGATATTTCACAAGTGATGGAACAACTTGATGAATGGAAAGATAAGTTTGACTTAAAAAACTGGTATTTACGAGATAAAGATAATTACACAGGAATACACGTTTATTTCAAGAATAAGAGCAATCACTACTATCCTTGGGAGTTGCAAATTTGGGATGAGAAAGATGTTGATCAGAACATTGAAAGCCATAAATTATTTAAACGTCATTTTGTATAACGTGCCATTTTACCCCAGTCGAAACGTAAATAGGAAAATTAATAACTATGTGTAATATCTGAACCACGTTAGACGACGTTAAAGACTTTAACGTTTACAGATTTATGAAAGTTTACAAATTAAAAACAATAGCGAACGAAGCTATGGTTGTCAATGAGTTTAGGAGAAAATATGGAAAATGAAGTTTTACATGCAACTCACGAGGGTAAATTAGTCTTAGATAATACAACTATTGATGTAGCAGTTTTAAATAACGGTCAGCGAATCATCACCCAAGCTGGTGTTTTTAAAGCATTGGACAGACCTAGTAGAGGCAATACCCGTGTGATCGGAATACCTACTTTTATGGATGCAAAAAACCTTCAACCATTGATATCAAAGGATTTAAGGGGTGTGATCAACAAAATTGAATATAGGGATTTAAATGGTAGGATTCAATTAGGTTTTGATGCTAACATTTTACCGCTAGTATCAGATTTATATTTAAAAGCTAGAGAAATTGGAGCTATCAAATCAGAAGCTCAGATGAGAACTGCACAAAAAGCGGAAATGTTAGTTCGCTCACTTGCGAAAGTTGGTGTTACTGCTTTAGTAGATGAAGCTACTGGTTATCAATATGAGAGAGAACGTTTTGAGCTTCAAAAAATATTTAAAGCATATATTAGTGAAGAATTACTAAAATGGCAAAAGATGTTTCCAGATGATTTTTATATGGAAATTTTTAGATTGAACGGGTGGAGCTACGATGTTCAATCAATTAAAAGGCGTCCAGGTGTTGTTGGTAAATGGACAAACGAATTGATTTATAAAAGACTGCCTGATGGAGTGTTAGAAGAATTAAAAAGAAGAACTCCAAAAACAAAGAAAGGTCAATATAAAGCTAGATTTTTCCAAACTTTAACACCAGATATAGGACATCCTGATTTAAACGCTCAAATTTATAAAGTTCTTGGGATTATGAGAATTTCATCTAACTGGAAAGATTTCAAAGAGAAATTTAATGTTATGACATCTAGAGAAGACGGTATAATTGAATTAGATTTAGAATTTGATGAAGACAAATAAAAAAAGCCCCACGCTCAAATTTTGGCCAAGGAGAGCGTGAGGCAAATTCTAGTATAGTAAAAACCTGCTTTTTGGGAGGGGTTTTTACCATACCTATTTTAACAGAAAATGAGGTATAAAACAATGTGGATAGAGGAGCTAGCCAACGGGAAATTTAAATATATCGAAAGATATACTGACCCTCTAACAAATAAGTACAAAAAAGTATCTGTGACACTAGATAAAAATTCTAGTCAAGCTCAGAAAAAAGCTGGTTTAATATTGCAGGAAAAGATTGAAGATAGGCTCGCTATCAGAAATCACTCAGAAATGACTTACGGAGAACTTAAAAAGGAATATCTAAAGCAATGGATACCGACCGTCAAAGACTCCACAAAACGTGGTTATTTAGTATCTGACAGTCATATAGCAACCGTGTTACCAGATGATACAATTATCAACAAGTTGACTAAACGTGATATTAGACTAATCATTGATAAACTATTAAAACACAATTCGTATCATGTTACGCATAAATGTAGAAAGAGATTGCATGCTATATTTTCTTATGCGATACAAATGGACTATATGACAAGTAATCCGACGGAGAACGTCTTAGTTCCCAAACCAAAGGATGATTACAAGCCTGAAAAGGTGCTTTATTTAACATCTAACGAGGTTTACGACCTGTGCAATAGAATGATAGACAATGACGAACAAACGCTCGCAGACATCGTTTTATTCATGTTTTTGACGGGTGTACGGTATGGAGAATTAGCTTGTCTGACTTACGACAAAATAGATTTTGAAAATAAAGAAATTCTGATTAATGCAACTTACGATTTTAACACACGAGAAATCACTACGACCAAGACCAAAAAATCAACACGCAAAATATCTGTATCAGATAATATTTTAGATATCGTCAATAGACAGAAAAAGACAAGTTCATTCGTCTTTCCAAATTCGAACGGTGTACCGATTTTAAACGCGTACATCAATAAGCGATTGAAAATTTATGGAGATTATCACACGCACTTATTTAGACACTCGCATATATCATTTTTAGCAGAAAAAGGGATACCGCTAAATGCGATAATGGATAGAGTTGGTCACAGCGATCCAAAAACAACATTATCTATTTACAGTCACACAACTGTAAATATGAAAGAAATTATAAATAAACAAACTGCCCCTTTTGTGCCCCTTTTAAAATCGAAATAAAACAAAAAGCCTTTAATACAAAGGCTTTTGACGTTATTTACATGTCCCCTGCCGGAATCTACTACTATTGTACACAATAGTTCATAATAGTCCAAGCGTTGATTTAATGGTTGTTTATAATAGTAAAAA